CCCCCTCGGTTGATGTGGTTCCGAAAAGATCGGCAGAGATCGTGTCGCCGGCAGCGGCAATGTCAAACCCTTCCGTACTGCCAACCGCTCCACCACCTCCAGACAGCTCGTCTTCCGGTGCCATCAAGTTAACAAATTTCCCACGGATAATCATTTTTAAGCTCCTTTACTGTCGTACCACAGTAGCCGTGACTCCGGCCTGCATTTCACTCGCCAGTTTTTCTTGCTTAGCCGCAGGCAGACTGGCTACAAACTGCTCTGCGGTCGATTCGATAGCGGCTTCGAGTTTCGCGTCTTCATCAGCAACGCGTCGACGGGAACTCTCAGCCTCACCAGGTTCAAGTACCCGACACCCATGCCGCTTGAGGTTTTCTTCATGCGCCTTGCGACCTTCAATCCACTTTCCAGTCACGGGGCAGGAGTATCCGGCGTAGTCACCACGGACGGCAGGGGCACAGAGCTGCTTTTCCGCTGGACTCCCACATTCACATACCTGCGGCAAGGCGTACTCCGAAAGTCGAAGGAATCGATCGAAGGTTCGCCCACAGGCAGTGCACTTATAAGAGTAGACTGGCATGATTTCTCCCGCGTATTATTGAGCCGTAATGCCGGGGGGATTCGCCGCCGCAGCCGTTTGAGCTTGTGCTGCTTGTTGTTGCAAGGCAAATTGCCGCATTTTCGTTGCATGCTGGGCCGCCGCGAACTCCGACTTGCGTTGAAGTTCCTGCATTTTCATTGCCATTTCCGCGTCCTTGACCTTTTTCTCCATTTGAAGTTCTTCCATCCGGAGGGCATGCTCGGCTTTGGCAGATTCGAGCTCGAACTTTGCTTTTTCCGCGGCAGCTTGCTGCGTACCATCAGTGCCTTGTGGCTTCGGAGCCTGCATTTCGCGGATTTGATCTTCGACCTCAGTCCCGAACCGATAGCGGCGGGTAACGGCCAGTAGAATGCTCTTCGCGGCCTCGAACGGGAGGATGCCTTGCTGCACCAAAGGTCCAACGCCGTTGAGGAACTGCGCCGCAGCGTTGAGGAACTCACCCATGTTTGCCTTATCTTCAGTAGCCTCGGCATCAACAGTGGAGTTTGTTTCAATATCAATCCGATAGTTCCGCTGGAGGTCGTTGGAAATCATACCCTGGATGTCCTCCCAGCTAGGCATCGAGGCAACTTGTTGCAGTTTCATCAGCGATTGCTGAGTTTGCGGGGGGATGGACTGCGGAGGTTGTCCGGCGAGTTGTTGCTTCGCGGTTTGCAGTGTCTGCATCGCCATTGCTTTCTGCTCACCAGTCGGATACTGCAGGCCCGTCATCGCTGCAAGAGTCTCTTTTGAGAACTTCGTGCAAGCAACCTCCCCCATGATTCGCAGGCAGTCCCTGACATATCGCTGGGTGACCTTTTGCATCCGTTTCAGTCGCAACGTCCCCCACTGGTTTTTGATGTTTTGAGCTGTAGCAGTTTCCGACGCCACACTTGCGCCACGAAGGATGTCACTAATCCCAGTGATCTCATAAATAACTTGCTTGATCTGTTGCCGTTGCAGGTAGAGTTGCTGCAGCACCGCGATAAGTTTTTCCAGCGGCATGAGCCAGATGGATTTTTCCAGGGTTTGCCCTTGCTGCAACGCCGCAACATTCTCCGCTGGGATAAGAACATTGTCATCGGCCTGCATGACTTTTTCAAGCCCGTCAATAGTCGAGTCATAAAATCCGCGTACTTTAAGTGCTGAAATGATCTTGTTAATGCGGACGGTAACACGGTTGAGCTCCTTTGCCTGTTCCTCGTAGGCTTGATACAGGGGGACGGGGACGAGGGAACTGACCTTCATGAAGAAGTTGAGCGGGCGTGGGAGGGGGAAAAAACCGCTGAGCTTGAGCGGGTCTTCCACCGATTTCACGAAGGCATCAGGCTTTGCCGGGGCAATGAACAAGACCTTGCGAGTGTCCTTGTCCCAGATTTCCAGGATGTGGCCGAGCGTCACGCCATCAGCGTCTTGCAAGTCCGTGGAGGAGTCGTCTTTTTCGTCCTCAGCCTGTTCGGCGGTTTTGCCGCTGATAGTCAGGGGGATGGTGGCGCCAATGTCTTTGCCGAAGTTCTTGACCAGTTCTTCCCGGGTCATAAAGTGCTCTCGCCCAACCCACGGCACGTCTTTCCACTGCTTGGCGTAGCCATGCCGGAAGCGTTCCCAAGGCACATGCTCACCACAGCAGGTTTCATAGGTGACTTGCTCCGCGATTTCGTGTGCCGGAGTGTCCTCCCCACCCTCAATCTCTTCCTTTTCCGCTGATTCTTCGATCTTCGTGAAGGCAGCGTCGTACTTGAACCAAGTCACACCCCGGCCAGGGACGAGTGCCTCGAGCACAGCCTGCTGGATGAGGTCGTCAAAGGGAGTGTAGTCACCAACGTCATTGTCCAGCAAGAACTCAAGCGAGCGCTGGATGACCTGCGAACCGACTTTACCAAGGGGGTCTTCATCCTTGAAACGGCGCTGGGCCACAGGCCGGGGCAGGGAATTGTAGAGGGCCGGGGCGAGGGTCTCAGTGTTGCTGTAAAGGATGTTGAACTGAAACTCTCGCGACTTCCCACACTCGTAAAGTTTGACCAGCCCCGAAGCGGTTTTCCGCCATTCCTTTTCCCGCTTCCCGGCCTCATCCCACTCGGTCAGCCATTCCCGAACCTTCGAGTTAACCGAAGTCACAGCCCCATTCCCAACCATCTTGTCAATGTTCATTTTTCACCTCAGTTAGAGTTCCGCTGCTTCAAGCCGGCGCTGTCGTTGCCGCTCCACAAGTTCCATGATAGTGTACTGCCCCGGTAGTTTTGGCAATGCCGCAGTCGGGGCCGGGGAGGCGCGGGGAACCCAAGGCCGAGACATGACCGCATACCGCGTTTCGTCAGCTGCATGGTCCTCCGCCTCGGTGTCCAAGTCCTCCGGGTCAGTTTCGTCGTGTTGGAGGGTTGGAAGCGTGCGGATGGTGTCCTCGCAGCAATCGCAGAAGTAAAGCATCGGATCACCGAGCTGGCCGACAAGTCGTTGCCGGAGCTGTTCCCACCCCGCCTTGCGTTTGTTGTCAGCCCGGCGCCAGGAGCAGCGGTGAATCGCCATAGTCTCCCCGATGGAAGGCCCACCGTCCCGGATGAAAATCGCTGGGTCAGCCACCCCATACCGAATCCGCTCACCCTTTTCACGCTCGACAACCCCCTGTGCGACAAGATCGGCGGTCATTTTCAGACCCTTGTTCACTCCACTGGCCCCATACCACTCCCGGTACTTGACAAGCGCACCTTTCGGCAGACGACGTTCACCAACGGTGTAGTCCTTGTCCAGAATCGCATACCACCCGCAGCTGAAGGGCTTCGCCGACCCCCAGTCAAACCCGCGGAAAAACACCATCCCAGGGTTACGAATGGCAAGAAACTCTTGTGTGGGCAGGACATGCTGGCTTTCGTCCCACTCGTCGAAAAAGGCGCCGTCAACAATATCCCAATTCCCTTCAAGCCAGGCCTTGACCAGCGCCTCGGAACCGGACTGACGGAGCCGCAGGATATATGTTGGGTCATTCCGCATCAGGAGGGCATTGTCCCCGATCTTTGAGGGGATGAACACTCGGCTCAAGCTAACAATCCGCTTTTCCCCATCAACTTCAACTTCCATCTCTTCGGAGATTACTTGATATCCTGCTGGATTCGGGTCGATATAACGCTTTTTCACCCAGTTATGTCCTGCACCGCCGGGGTTGCCGGTAAGGCGCATGCCCACAGGAACGCCAGAGCCAGACCGAAGCGTTGCGCGGAGCTTATCAATCGGAGCTGGCGACGGAAAGTTAGTGACCTCCTCCACATAAACTCGCGTATAGTTGTGACCTTGGTATTCCTCAGCATCGGAGTCCCTTTCCAGGTAGGCGAACTTGAGGCGGGCACCATTCGCCATTGTCCAAGTTTTTTGCTGCTCGTTGTACTTTCCGCCGAGCTTGGGGAAGATCTGCTTCGTCCGGGCGATGACTTCCGCCAGCTGGACGAGTTTCCGCCGGAAGAAGATCCCGATCGCGGCCTCACCGTAGAGGCTGGAATGTTGCAGCCAATCCCCGATTGAGGACTCGGTTTTCCCGCCTCCCCGCGCACCGCCATAAAACACTTCAAAGATCGGGCATTCGAGGAGTGCTGTTTGTGGGCCGGGCTGAGGTGCCCAGAGTACGGTCTGTTCAGTCTGTTGTGCCTGAAACATTTAGGCCCCACATGGAACTGGGAGTGCTGCCCCCAGCATGTCAATAACCACCCCCCGACCCTGTGGGCCGTGCACCGCTGCCCAGCTTTCAGCATCCACGGATTTCGGGGGCAGGGCCACGACGAAGTTTTGCTGGACATTGAGATTCTGCTGCCGCGCGCCGTAGCCAAGGGCCTTGGAGGTAATCTCCAGCGCCTTCAAGCCGATTTCCGGGGAGTTGGTCACAGTCAGCTTTTCCAGCACCACGTCGAGACTCTTCGAGGCCAGTGCCCGGAGCTTTTCATCCACGGTCAAGACAAGCTGCGGGTCGACAATATCCGACTTGCGGGCTGCGAGCCGGGCCTGAAACGCATCCGAGTTCATGATGCGGGAGACCCAGGGCTGGGTGTAGCCGAAGTGCGATGCAATCTGTCCCTGCGAGATCGCGGGATTCGCGATGATAAGGTCAATCATTGCGTCGTGACTGTACTTGACACGGGCAATAGCCGTGGAAGCACTTTGCGTTCCTTGGAGCGGTTCGGACATGGCAGCCTCCTGTATAAACTCAGCGGGGGTAACTTCCATTCCCTACAGTTCCGCGAGATTCACGAACTCTCTCAGCATCAACCTGACGGTTAGCATTTTCGATAAGTTCTGCGGCTTGCCGGAGTTGTGGAAGTGTCATATTAGGGAGTTGTTGCAGCAATTTTTTCGTAGTTTCAGGGCCATAGATGTGGGAAACCCCGTCGAGCGCACCTTCAGAATTCGTGGCGGACAGGCTAAGGTAATTTCGTAAATCTATGGTTTGCGGATTACCACCCTTTGTCCGCTCGTAAAGTGCGTTGATTATAGCCGCTCGTCCGCTTGCATCCGGCCCCACTCCATAAGCATCATTCGACATCTCAATCTCCTTTAGTCATGTCAGTTAATATGCGCCGGATTGTAGGCTGGCGGGCGCGGATTGTCAAGCGCGGGCTGGCGGAGATATGCCCGTCCCTCGCCACCCCCCTAATCCGCCTGTATTACCCCGTTGTAATCCCCCGGTGTTACCATCCACTTTAATCCGAAATTTTTTCACAAATCTGACGCGAAACAGGAACCTGACACGAAAGGAAAGGGGCGGAGGCGGGAGTGAGGGTAGGAGTGCGTGGCACGTGGAGGGGTAATGCAGCTAAACACCCCGCCGATCGACCCCCCGGCAGCGGGATAGTCCCCCCCCCCGACGGGTGATGGGTGATGGGTGATGGGTGATGGGTGATGGGTGACGATGGGCAGCCGGCCTCGCTAGGTTGTCATTGTTTTAACTACAACGCTATCATTGAAATGGGGACAAAACAATCATTGGAACGGTGATAGACTCCCGCTGCGCATCGGAAGTCTAATGGCATTCACCCGCCGACGGGGGCCAGTCGGGTTATCTAGGAGAATCATCATGGCATGCTACAGAAACACCAGCGTACAATCCCGCGTGAATAATCCGCGATGGATGCGCAATTTTTGGGTATGGTTATCGGATAATTGGGGCTGGATGCCAGAATCCACCATACTCCATACGCGCACGATCATCGAAAATTCGCACGACGCCCCCGATGTAGGGGGGAACATGCGGGGGGAGGTTATTTCGGCGGCTATGCAACAATTGGGGGCATTGCCCGAATACCCAATTCGCAGGGTTCGCACGGGGGCGTATGCATTCCTCGACAATCAGGACGAATAACGAAAAATCTCGCAGCATAGGACTGAGAACGGCAACATCGCCGTGACAAACACTAAATGAGGACTACCATGAACACAAACGACACGAAACGTACCGCAGCCATTTCCGCCGAAATTATCGGGCCATGTTTGAAATTGACATTTGGCAATGGCGATATAATCGAACTCCACGCCGACCGCGTAAACCCCGACATCCAGATCGCGGCCATGATGCACGGGTTTAAACAAAAACTCGTGGATGCAGGCGCAATTTCCCGCAATCCCGAAACGGGTCGCGCGGCATCGGTCGAGGACAAATACAATGCGGTCAAAACCGTGTTTGATAGACTACTGACCGGGCAATGGAACGCAACGCGCGAAGGGGGTGGTGCAACGGGCGGGTTGTTGTTGCAGGCATTGTGCCGCATGTACGACGGGCGGAAAACACCAGACGAATTGCGCGACTATTTGGCCGGAAAATCCGATGCCGAAAAAACCGCATTACGGAAAAATCCCAAGGTTGCCACCATCATCGACACGATCCGTGTCGAATCTGGTAAATCCGCCGGAATTGATTCCGAGGAAATGCTGGATGAATTGAACGGCTAGGGGCATCGTCCCAGCCATCGGACCCGGCCATCGTGCCGGGTTTTTTATTGCCCATTGGAAACGGGGGCATCGTGGAATGCGGGAATGTCCGGCAATGGCCCGAAAACGCGCCACGATCGACAATCGGGGTATGGGATAGGGTAACATATCACCCACACACGAAAGCCCGCCAAACGGCCCAAAAATGGCCCGCAATCGCATTTCCGCTCAACCATGCGGTTTTCCGGGTTAGCACCCACTACCAAGCAGCCATCGGCGCGGGGGCGCGGCGCGCCGACTGCCCGACGAAACTCCCCGACATTACAGCCACGTAATCCCCCGGCAAAACCCTGTCCTGCTGTTCCTGCGGTTTCCCTGCGATTTTCCTGCAAGTTACCTGCAAATAATCCGCGAATTTCTGGGGTTTGCTGTTTTCGGGACCACCCCCCGTCCTATCGTCCTTCGTGCAGTTGTGCTGAGTTGTAATATTTTTTTTTGTTTAAAGCCGTATCAAAGGGTAAGGGGCGAGGGGTGGCTCGGATTACAGCGAACCCCGGAAACTTACAGGTTATTCGCACTCAACTCGCAGGAAACACGCAGAGAACAGAAACCAACAGCGAACGCGCGAAGAACTCGCGGCAGAGCCGTTGACTCCTGCCGCGAACCCGCATAACGTAGTGGGGGTGGTTGCTTGGGGGCAGGTTTTCCCCGACCCCAATTCGCAGCCCGCAACACCGATTTCCACTGAAAGGACAGCCATGAACCATCAATTTACCAAGGAACACTTGATCCTCCACGCTGTTTGGAGGAAGGCTTTTGCCGAAGGGCAAATCACAATCCCTGTGAAATCTGCCTCAGACGCCACACGGCTTCGTTTCAGCCTTTACAACTCCGTGCGCGCTGTGCGGGAAGGGAAAGTGGTTTCCCCCGACCTCCTGCAGGCAGTGCAAGAATGCTCGGTTCGGGTTGAGGGGCTGTCAGTCGTCATCCAACTCAAAGCCAACACGGAACTGATGCAGGCTATTACGGAAGCTCTTGGCGGAACGGAAAACCTGGAAGCGGCCGCAGCCATCGTCCCGACCTCAGCGGAAGCTCAGGAAATCGAAGAGAGTCAGCGTAGGCTGTTGGAAAAGCTTGAGCAAGACGCCGCACCAACCCGTTCAACGCCTTATTACACTCGCTGAGGTTTCCTGCGATGCCGATTTGGTCAGACACCCACAGGCCGGGGGACTATGCACAGGCCTTTCACATTCCATATCTGAACGGGCCGGGGAAGTTTCTTATTGCTTCCTCTCATGAAGAGAAAGACGTTCGACGCGAGGGGAAACGCTTTAATGCCTTCAAAGCATCACTACGGCGCTATACCCTGCACCCGACAGCACAACAGGCAACAAAACTCACTGCTCGGATTTCCTACGAAAAGGAGGGCAGTTTGTGGGGAGCCTGGGTCACAACAACTTGGAATTCCACGCTGGTGGAAGAAGTGGAAAAGCTGATTTTCAACATCCCGTAGTTTTTTGTGAAGACATGCGCGGAAACTCTTGACACGCTTGGAGCGCCCTGTTAGCATTCATTCATCGACGACGAACTCGGGGCATACCGGCAAGCACCCCAACCGCCGCCGATCAAACCCTTCAATGCCTGCCAACTTCAAGTTAAGGAGCTTTACAATGAACGCAAAAACTGAAATCGCCGTGGAAACTGTCACCATGTCTGATGGCCGTGTCGTGGATTTTGCTGGCAAGCGCAAGCTGCTCAAGGAATCTATCCTGAACGTCGATGACAAGGTTGCGGTGCGCCTGGACTTCCGCAATGGCGAAACCCGCCTCTTCACCATCCCCGACAACCTGCTGACCAAGTTCGCCGCTCACGGTGCCGAACAGAAACTGGGGGATGAGATCGCAGGTCTGACGGATACTGAGGACTGTGTCCTGGCCGTGGATGAGCTGATCGACCGCCTGTACAACGGTGAATGGAGCGTGAAGCGCGAAGCCAATGGCATGGCCGGCACCTCGGTGCTTGTCCGCGCCCTGGTCGAGCACACCGGCAAGACCCTCGACGCCATCAAGCAGTTCCTGGCCGGCAAGTCCCAAGCCGAGAAGGTCGCCCTGCGCAACAACCCGAAGATCAAGCCGATCGTCGAGCGCATCGAAGCGGAGAAGGCATCGAAGAAGACCAACGTCGATACCGACGCGATGCTGGGCGAACTCGAAGCGTAAGCAACGCTGCAGCCCCGGCTGGGCAGGGGAACTGCCCGGTGACACCAGGGAATAGACCTGGACTACCCCGCAAGTGTTCTGAGCCGCTTGCGGGGTTTTTACTTCCGGCTACGCCGATGCGGAGGTTCCGCAAGTCTTGCTGGAATAGGGGCAAAACTTCTACACAAACGGCATTATTTCCGGTATATTATCCGGGCGTAATACATGGATATTACGGCTAAGTAATCCAAACAACCAAGAAAGGCTCAGAACCATGAACACACAAAGCTCAGACTTCGACGACCTCGAAGATCTCGTCGCGGAAAGCACCCGCACAGTCACAGCCTCCACCGTCGAGGATCTTGATGACCTCGATGCCCTGCTGGAAGAATCCACGGCCATCGCCAGTGCCAAGCGCGCGCAAAAGCAAGGCCGCAAGCTCACCGCCGAGCAGTCCGAACTGCTGGAAGCCAACCACCTTGCCGAACAGATGCATGTCTGGGAGCCGGTGGAAGCCGTCGCGCACTTCATTCACACGACCTGCTCCTGCGGGCATGAGTTCCGCCGGTTTAATGCTTGGTACAAGCTCCTCCAGCACCGCTGGCAAGAAGGCTCGGCCCGGTTGGTACGGACTGACGATCATGAAGGCTTGCCCTCAAGCCAGTACATCACCCAGGAGCAAGTCAGCTATTGCCATGAATGCCTAAGCACCGCCGGCTTGCCGATGCAGGATGCTTGGAACATGCCGATGCTCTCCAGTTTGGGGGAAGCCTTCGCGGAAGAGGAGGGGCAACTGGAACTTGACCTCCTCGCGGGGGAAGCTACCGGGGATGTGATGCTTCAGGAACTTGAAGACACCATCGAACAGGAGATTGAAGAAGGCGAAATTTCAATGGAAACCTTCCAAGCC